TAACAAAAGCCTTCGGGCTTGGAAGTGTTGAGGTAAATCATGGCAAAAATTGGCAAGAAACCAACGGACGACCAGATGCTTGAAGGCGGTGGTGGGGGCGGCGGCTTTAAAAGTGTTGCTTCAACGCCCCTGACTCCGCGCCCTACGGGTAGTCGCTCTGCAAAAGACTACAAAGAAAAAGAAGACATGTCAAAAGGCATGTCAGGCGAACTAGAATTCCGTTCTCCTAGAAGTAGAAACTATGATTCAGGGGATAGAACCCCGCGCATGAGCGATGACTACGCCAAAGGCGGCAAAGTCTCCAGTGCTTCCAAACGTGCAGATGGCTGTGCTACCAAAGGCAAAACCAAAGGCAGGTTTGTATGAACAACGACGTAAAAACAATGACTGATGGCGCTGCTGTGGTTGTTGGACTTGGCGGGTTCATGGGCTGGATGACTCCTGTTGTAGCGCTTGTTGGTGGAATATTGACCATTGTGTGGATGATTATTCGCATCTGGGAAACTGAAACTGTTAAAAACTTGGTGGCTAAGTATGCCAAGCACGAGTAAGAAACAACACAATTTCATGGAAGCGGTGGCCAACAACCCATCGTTTGCCAAGAAGGTGGAAGTTCCACAGTCTGTGGGCAAGGATTTTTCAAACGCCGACAAAGGCAAAACTTTTAAAAGAGGTGGTGATATGGCTAAAGCAAACCCTTTCATGGAAATGATTGCCAAGAAAAAAGAGATGGCAAAAGGCAAAAAAGAAATGCCGATGAAGAAGATGGCTTCTGGTGGCATCACCAGCGCCAAAATGGGTTCAGTGAAAACTGCTGCTCCCAGCAAAGACGGTGTTGCTTCCAAAGGCAAAACCAAAGGCAAGATGGTCAAAATGAACATGGGCGGCAAAGCCTGCTAAGGGGTAAATCATGGCAAAACAACGTATTGTTTCTAAAAAAGAACTGGAAGATTCCGGTCTGAGTTTGCGCGATTTCTTGAACAAAGAAAAAGGCCTGACACGTAAAGCGCCTGAAGGCATGACACGCGACTACAAACCCCGCGATGCCAGTGACCAAGAAAGCAAAAAAGCAATGTCCGCAGAAGCAGGCACATCACGCGGCTCACGCAATTTTGCTGGCTCAGGCAGAGGCGAAACAGGCGGTGCCAGCATGGATGCACTTGCTCGTTTTAACGCTGGTAAAACAGGTTACGACGAAGCCGGAACCCCTTATAAAAAGGGCGGCAAAGTCAGTTCAGCTTCTAGTCGTGCTGACGGTTGTGCTGTTAAAGGCAAGACCAAAGGTAGGATGATTTGACATGATGGCCAGCCGTGGAATGGGGGACATCAATCCCTCCAAAATGCCCGGCGGGAAGAAAAAAACCCGTCGGGACGACACTGACTTCACCCAGTACAAAGAGGGTGGGAAAGTCAACGCGGCTGGAAATTACACAAAGCCCAGTTTGCGCAAGCGGATTGTGTCTCAAGTCAAAGCAGCAGCTACCCACGGTACTGGTGCAGGGCAGTGGTCGGCTAGAAAAGCCCAGTTGGTAGCCAAGAAGTACAAGGCTGCTGGCGGGGGGTACAAAGATTGAAAGCGCCGCAGCAATCCCTTAAGAACTGGGGCGATCAAAAGTGGAGAACCAAAAGTGGCAAACGATCTTCTGACACAGGCGAAAGATACCTTCCTGAAGCTGCAATTAAAGCTCTTAGCCCTTCTGAATACGCTGCAACAACGCGTGCGAAACGTGCTGGGAAAAAAGCCGGGAAGCAGTTCGTAAAGCAACCACCCAAGGTGGCAAAGAAAACGGCGGGATTTAGATAATGGCAACAACTTCTGGACAGTCAGGCTTTAACTTAGACCTCACCGAACTGGTGGAGGAGGCGTTTGAGCGTGCTGGTTCAGAGTTGCGCACTGGTTATGACCTGAAAACGGCTCGCCGGTCGCTCAATTTGCTGTTTGCGGATTGGGCAAATCGCGGTATCAATATGTGGACGTTTGAGCAGGGCACGATTACCCTGACGCAAGGCTTAAACACCTACGCTATCCCCACAGACACCGTAGATTTGCTTGATCATGTGATCCGAACTCAGCCAAATGTGGCCTCAACCCAGTCAGATTTGACAATCACACGCATAAGCGTGTCTACCTACGCCACAATCCCCAATAAATTAACCCAAGCTAGGCCAATTCAGGTCTGGTATCAGCGTTTAGACGGCCAGACATCATCAACAACAGCGCAGCTTGCCAGCACTATCACCGCTACAGACACAACAATTCCGTTTGTAACAACTTCACCCGGTTCAGCAAACTTGGCAACAAGCGGATTCGTTAAGATAGAAAATGAAGTTATCTACTACTCGTATATCACTGACGGTTACCTTCTGGAAGGTTGTTTCCGTGGCCAAAACAATACCTTAGCGGTAGCCCACACCGTCGCCTCTCCTGCAACTCGACCCCCTATTTACGTACCCCAATTACCGTGTGTGACGTTGTGGCCCACGCCTGACGGCTCTCAGACCTACCAGTTTGTCTACTGGCGTATGCGTCGCGTGCAAGATGCCGGTAACGGTGTCAATGTGATGGATGTGCCTTTCCGTTTTGTCCCCTGTATGGTGGCTGGGTTGGCCTACTACGTCGCTTTAAAAGTGCCCGGTGGTATGGACAGGCTAGGCATCCTGAAACAGCAGTATGACGAGGCTTGGATGACGGCGGCTGACGAAGATCAGGAACGCGCCGCGCTGCGTCTCGTGCCTAGACAGATGTTCATTGGGGGTAGCTGATGGGAAACCGGTTTTCCTCTGGCAAGAACTCAATTGCCGAGTGCGACCGATGTGGTTTCCGGTTCAAGCTCACGGCACTCAAAAAGCTCGTTGTCAAAACCAAGACATACGACTTGAAGGTGTGCCCGCAGTGTTGGGAACCCGATCAGCCGCAGCTCCAGTTGGGTATGTACCCCGTGGACGACCCGCAAGGGGTGCGTGATCCAAGGCCGGACTTGAGCTACCAGTTGTCTGGTCGCACGGGTTTGCAGATTGTGTTGACCAACAGCCCAAGCATTGATGCACAGGGTATTGTTGGTGGCGGTAGTCGGATATTTCAGTGGGGTTGGGCACCAGTGGGTGGGTCAAGAGCAAATGATGATGGACTGACCCCAAATAACTTGGTTTTAGCGGTAGAAATTGGTACAGTTACGGTTACAACGACATAAGGAGTCGATCATGAACACAAAGAAAGAACTTAAAGAACACATGGCCAAAGGCATGAAAACCGCACACCCAGATGCTGCGGCTAAAAAAATGCGTGCCGGTGGCAAGACCAACAGCGACATGCTCAAGTATGGGCGCAACATGGCGAAGGTGATGAACCAACGCAGTGCTGGTCGGGGCAAATAATATGGCCACCTACAAACAAGCCACCAAAAAACCCAACGTAATCGTTGGTGAAGAGCCTGCAAAGACAACGATGCGTAAAGCAAACGTGTCTGTGGCTAACGTGCGCAGTCAGGACTATCCCCCCATGAAAACTTCTGGGATTGTTGTGCGCGGCGGTAAAGCGCAGACCAAAGGCAAATTGGCAAGAGGCCCAATGGCATGAACTACAGCCAGCTTGTAACTGCGATTCAGTCATACACGGAGAATCAGTTCCCCGCTGTATACCTTGCTGATGGATCGACTGAGAACTCAACCGCTCAGATCAATCGATTCATTCAGCAGGCTGAGCAACGCATTTACAACTCGGTTCAGTTCCCATCTTTGCGCAAGAACCAGTACACAGCGATTACGTCAAGTAATAAGTATGTGTCTTTACCAAACGATTTCTTGTCTGTCTACTCGTTGGCGTTGGTGACAGGGGTTGTTGGTGGAAACTTGGATACTGGCACGTTTGAGTATCTGCTGAACAAGGATGTGAACTTCATCCGTCAGGCGTATCCAAGCCCCAACGACACAGGTGAGCCAAAATATTACGCGCTGTTTGGCCCCACAATTGTCAGTTCTGCAATCACCAACGAGCTGTCGATCATTCTTGGCCCAACACCAGATGCCGCGTATTACGTGGAATTGCACTACTACTATTACCCAGAATCAATTACCACAGCAGTAAATACATGGCTGGGGGACAACTTTGACTCCGTGCTTTTGTACGGCTCCTTGGTAGAGGCATACACCTTTATGAAAGGTGAAGTTGACATCATCACTGGGTACGATGCCAAGTACAAGGAAGCACTTGCCTTGGCCAAACGCCTTGGAGACGGTATGGAACGCAGCGACGCATACCGTAGCGGCCAGTACAGAGAAGCCCCGTTGCCTCAGAATAATGGGGTGCGTTGATGGCTTTTACAGGCAACTACTCCTGCAACACGTTTCGTACGGGCTTGATGAACGGTACGTTCAACTTCACATCGGGCACGTTCTACATTGCACTCTATACCAATGAAGCCACGCTTGATGCGTCTACCACGGCTTATACAACTACGGGCGAGGTTGTGGCTTCTGGGTATACGGCTGGTGGCGAGATTCTTGTAATAAACCAGACACCCACCACAGGTAATGCACCAAACACAACGGCGTATGTTTCGTTTGCCAATGCGTCATGGACAGGCGCTATTACAGCGCGGGGTGCCTTGATTTATAAAGCAGGCGACAATGGTGCCGTTTGCGTTTTGGATTTTGGTGCAAACAAAACGTCTGCCGCAACTTTCGTGGTGCAGTTCCCTGCCGCCACTGACACCACAGCAATCATAAGGATCGTGTAATGTTAGTAACCACAACCAAAGGCGAAATGGACGACTCTTTGCTTGTAAAGCGAGAAGGTACAGTCGATAATGACAACGAACTCACCACATGGGTTGAGTACTGGTTGGACGGGGAACTTGTCCACCGTTCCGCGCATGTAACTTTGAAGAAGCCTCCCGCATTTGTTGGTGGCGAAGCAGCTTCGTTTTAAGGAAATATCATGGCAAATACTCAATCAATGACAACTTCGTTCATGGGTGAGTTACTGACAGCAACCCATAACTTTGGCGTTTCACCCATTCGTGCAGCTTCTACAGCCGATACCTTCAAAGGTGCGTTGTATTTGGCTTCTGCCACCATCAATGCTTCCACAACTGTGTATACAACATCAGGCGAAGTAACAGGCGCGGGCTATTCTGCTGGTGGCGTGGTTGTGACCAACGCAAACCCACCCGTGGCTACCAACGCATCAGCAACCGCTGGCGTAGCGTATTGGACACCTTCTGCCAGTTTGATTTACACGTCAGTGACTTTGACCACGGCGTTTGATGCGGTGCTGATTTACAACTCCACACAGAGTGACAAATCGGTGAGCGTTCACACGTTTGGTTCACAGACCATCACGGCGGGTACTTTCACTTTGACAATGCCTGCAAGCACCACAACCACAGCATTGTTGCGTCTGGCTACAACCTAAGCGGAGGCGGCGCAGGCCGTAGACCATGTTTGGTATATCCGCATACGCCCAGTCACCGTACGCCGCTCTTGGCGAAAATGTAGTCGTCGTTGCCCTGACGGGTGTATCTGCGACTGGAAAT